TTTAGAGTTAACAATGGATTAGAAGTTGGAGATATTGTAATTTCGGCCAACGCTAATACCATTACAGGCGGATCAACAGCGGCGCCAAACGCCGATGGACAATTTGCCAACAAAAAATTTGTCGACGATAAGACAAGTTTGACTGTATTGAACACGAGTGTAGCAGTATCAGACTCAGGTTCAAACGGTACAATTACTAACACAGCAGACGGCGGTGCAGTTCTAGCACAAACAGCCTCAACAACAACAATCACAGCATCAGGTGCAATAAACCTTACAGCAGGAACAGACGTAGTGGTCCCTGCAAACATAGGAGTAACATTTGGTGATGGTGAAAAAATTGAGGGTGACGACACTGACCTTACTATAACTTCAGGTGGTTTAATCAACTTGACAGCGACCACAGATGTAGCAGTGCCAGCAAACGTAGGAATAACATTTGGAACACACGAAAAGATTGAATCAGACGATACTGACTTAACAATCACAGTTGGTTCAAATGGTGATATTAACGTCGGTGCAAACATTGGAATCACATTTGGAGACGACGGAGAAAAAATAGAAGGTGATGGAACAGATTTAACAATTTCATCAAGCAGACTTCTAAACTTATCGGCAACTACAGATGTTGTTATACCAACTAACGTTGGTTTACAATTTACGGATGCTAATGAAAAAATTGAGTCAAACGGTACAGCATTAACAATTAATTCAGGTGAGGACATCAATTTAACTTGTGCATCGGGAGATGTCAACATTCCAGCAGACATTGGTTTGACATTTGGTGATGACGGTGAGAAGATAGAAGGAAATGGTACAAACTTAACTATTGCTTCGTCAGGTGATATGACATTGACAGCAACTGGTCAAGTAATTGTCACTAACAATTTGAGAGTATCAGGAGACTTAACAGTTGATGGTACTGAAACAATTGTAAACACAACTACACTAGAAATTGAAGACAATATAATTGTTGTTAACAGAAATGTATCAGCAAACTCTGGTATGCCAGATTATTCAGGACTGAAAGTTAACAGAGGATCAACATCTACTGCAACTGAAACTGACCTATTTTGGTGTTGGGATGAAGGATTTGCAGATGACGGAACATCAATTTTTGGTAATGCAGGTGGTGCTTGGACAGCATTTAGAGCATCAACAGGCGCAGACAACACTGTACAGACACCAACAAGAACAGAAACAGATCTTGTTGACGTAAGATGTAATGTGATACACGCAACAGCAACAACGGCTCAATACGCGGACGTTGCGGAGCGTTTTGAAGCAGACGCTCCTATGTCTGAAGGTGCAGTAGTCACAGTAGGTGGTGAAGCTGAAATCACTGAAGTAACAAGTGAACTATCTGACAATGTATTTGGTGTTATATCAACTCAACCAGCATATGCAATGAACGCTGGTGCAGGTAACCAAGACACACACCCATTTGTTGCTATGACAGGAAGAACACCTGTAAGAGTAACAGGTTCAGTAACCAAAGGTGCAAGACTTGTATCTAGTTCTATAAAAGGAACTGCAAGAGCATTAGCAATCGGTGAATCAATAAGTCCCTTCCACGTAATTGGAAGAGCACTTGAAGACAAAACTGATTCAGGCATTGGTTTGGTAAACTGTGCAGTAAGAACAAACAACTAATAAATATTTTTACTTTATAGTAGATTAAAAGGCGGCTTTCGAGTCGCCTTTTTTTTGCATAAATAATTGCATGAAACTGATTGCAACATTATTAGCACTAGTGCTATTGGCCATGCTGACTTTACCAGCACAAGCTGGACATTCACAGGGCAACGGAACATGCACTGACGATATCATTCACTGGCAAAACATGATTGAAAAGCGTTCAGATGCACCGTTGTACGAGCAAAGCAAAATCGTACAAGCCCAAGCAGTGGGCAAACGTGTGGTAGGCAAACACGCAGAATGTGAAACTCTCATGGAAGAAGCCCTACGCATGATACGTAAAACTGACGGTGAGTATCCTACAGAATAATTACACAATTAAATCTAAAATTGTTTGTAATTTTCCTTTGATGCTTTTATTATTCAAAGTATTTTTAAGTCCACCGTGCAAATTTTTTGGCCAACACTCAAACGCACACCAACAATAGCCTGAATGCTCTTTGTTTAGTTGAGGAATAAATTCGTTATCAACAGCTATCAAATACGTATGAAAGTAAAATTTTTGATCATTGGATGTAAACAGTTCTAAAGGTATTACTTTTTTGAACATTGGAGTATCACCAACTTCTTCTTCAATTTCTCTCTTCAATCCTTCAAATGCCGACTCAGAAAAACGTGCCATACCTCCAACAAGACCCCATGTGCCACGTGTCTTTTCATCTGTACGTTGCAAAAATAAAAAACGTTTTGTGCTTGTAGAATAGAACAAGGCGCCCGAACAAATAATATTTTCTTTCATAGTTTATTATAACAATTAAATTTATTTAAATCAAGGTGTAGTTGCGTCTTGGCCTGGATCACCTTGAACAAAACCGCCGTCTAACACTATAGTCCAATTGCCTTGCGTATACACACCTTCGTAACTTTTTACCCATTCTGTACCATTGAACTTATATTGTATACCAGTATGTGTGTTGGTAACATAGTGTTGAGTAGAGTCAGGATTTGATGCATCAAATCTTTTTTGCCATCTTGTTTGTGGACTGTTGGTGGCCACATATTCAATTATGTCTCCAACACCAGCAACTAAAGTCCCCCAGTTATCACTTGTAAAGTTGGCAGTTGAATCTCCAACGTCATTGATTATCAAATATCTGTCACCATTAGCAGGCGAGCCAGGATCAAATGTTGCAGGATTGATAATTTTTTTCACTGATGTTAATGTGTTAGCCGGTATTGTGTCAGTATCAATATTGAAAAGTAAAATAGTATCATCTAAAGTGGTTGTTGATATTGTTCCTACAATTTGATTCCCATCTGCTTGGTTTAAACGTATCTGTGATGTGCCATTTACAACTTTACCATATTGGTCTAGTAAAATTTTCCAGTTCACTGGTGGACCAAATGTTTCAAACGGATCAAAATTATTAGGTTCATTCGCACCTGTTTGAAATCCATCTCCTCCAGATTTAACATTTACTCCTGTTGTCCCTAATAAACGTAATTGACCGCCTGTAACTAAAAGTCCAAAATTGTTTGGTGTAATAAAGCTTTGTGATATCAACGGACCACTTATTAGTCCTTTGTTAATACCGCCATCGTCGTCGTATATGCTCATAATAATTTTTTGTACTACTCCTAGTTTTTTAACTTTTACAGGAGGTGACAACCATATTGGCATACTGAATGTCATTGTGGCTACATCAATTTCTGTATCAGCACCAACAGGTATTGATCTTGAACTAAAAGTAATGCCTGTAAGTTCAACATAACTTAGACTGGTCCAGTCAATGTAGTTGTCTGATTTTTGTATTTCAAAATCAGGATTGAACAAATATAATATTTGTTCCATAATTTGTAATTTTTGATCTGTGTTTGAACTATAAATGTCTGCTGTGACTTCTAATCTAAAAGGCGAAGGCATAACTTTTTCTACAGTATATCCAGCCCCTAGTTTATTACTATATGATCCATCTGCTAAAACATCTCTTTCACGTAAATGTTGCTTTTCAATATGATAAGGATTTTGCATTCTATCTCTATCGTAATTAAGTTCTCTAATAAAGCACGCAATTTTAGGAGCATAATTTAAAGCGTTTTCACTATTGTTTCTTATTATGTTAGCAACCTGTCTTGTTGGATCTCCGTATACCACAGGTACTGGTCTTAAGGCCACTGCATTTGTCTTTGCATCTTTACCAACTTCAACACTAAAATTACTTAAAATCCTAATGAATTGTGTTAAAAATTTTCTAACTTGTCCTTCGTAAAAATGTAACATTAATTGTCAGCCTTTGGTTTCAATGCATTAGTTAGTGCTTGACGCTGCTCAACGGTTAAGCCATTGATTGTTGCAGAACTTGTATTGTTAACAAAACCAGTTTTGAACGTAGCTCGAGAATCATTATTAGTTGTTGTTATACGAACACTATCCTCAACTTTGATCCATCTATTGCCATCATATCTAAATAGTCTGTTTGGTAGGTAATCTGTTCTTAAGAAATAATCACCAGCATTAATGTTAAGACTTGGAAATGATGTACCAAAGCCAGCAGGATGACCATTCGGCGCAACACCATCGCCATCCAGATAAAATCCATAATGTGATGATGCAGGAGTATCAATAGTGGCGTTTACAGTAGCATCTGAACTTACTCTTTCTGTAGAATTAACATTGTCAGTTCTTATGTTTCCTCTTTCATCAATTGGTGCTACGTAATATTGTTTGTAATTAAAGCCTGCTTTAGGTGAATCTTCTTCAGCTTGAGCTACAATCTGATCATTTATTTCTTTTTCCTTGTTAAATGTTGACATGTAACTTGCTAAAGATCCAGTAGTAGTAGCGTCGCCTATTATATCTCTGTATTCTTGTGAATCTACTAACGACTTCAGCTTTAACCTCAATAGGTGAGGCCAATAAGTTTGTGAAAATCCTTCTGCCGCTCTGTTAACATCTTCAATCACATAATATCTTTTCAATGCTATTGGAATATTTTCGTCCAAACTAAAGTCATCCTTAAGATGAGGGAATTCAATTACATCTCCACTTATTGGTTTTCGTCCAAGTCTTTCAACTGTATCGTTTAGATGCACTGTACAAAACAGTGTATCATTTTGTAAAAACATTCCAAATTGAGATAGATTAAAATCAATATCTTGCACATTGTAGATACCTCTGATTTTATAGATATCTGCGTCGTATTTTCTATCTCTGTTTTCTAAAAATAACAAATCTTGTATAGTTGTTTCATTCAAATCTTGTCCTGTGACTCTCGGTTGGCTAGGAGATGCTGGGCCATCCTTGTTTGTATCACCTTGATCGTGAGGTCCTACATATTTGTGAAAGTGTAAATCTGTACCACCAACTGTAAACATTTCTTTAATATTGCGATCAAAGAATTTGTAGTCGGCGCCTTTTTCTGGCTTAAAAATGGATAATCTAGGCATATCATACATATTTATA